GTCTTTTTCTAATCGCAAAAGAACACCTTCCGTTTCAGAGCGATACTTTCGTCTCCACTCTGGAGTCTTTGCTGTAGCAATATCTTGAACATTATCTAGACGATCAGCGAGTTTTATCACCAACGCCCAGCTAGACATTTTCGCCATCTTCTGTGCAAGGTAGTCCGTCTTTCCGATTTCCTTGATCTTGTCCTTGTCGCTTGTCAACTCTTTCACCAGCGAAGCAATCAACCCACCAAACATCTTCTTCAAGTCGTCATGCGTTGTATCTGTATCTTCAATAGTATCATGCAAGAACGCCGCACTTATAAGAGAATCCAGGTTTTTCGACTTCTTGAACTTGCGGACAAATTCTGCCACGCGCTCTGGATGCTTCACGTATGGAGAACCGTCTGATCGAAACTGGCCATCGTGTGCTTTTACAGCGTAACGAAGTGCTGCAGCGGAGTCTTCGCGAATGTAGTTTCGGTAAGTATTGAATGATATCATTGATTGTTAGACCTTCTTTATTGAACCGTCGTGCTTTACGTGATAAGCTTCAAACGTCACAGCCGGATATTGCTTCTGTAGTGCCTTGAACATAGTCAGATTCGACATTGCATCATCGAAGAATCGGACTCTCTCAAACTTACCACTTCTCAAGTATTTATGGAAGACAAATCGCTTGTTTTTTGCGGAAGAGCCCAAGTTTAGGTTGCCAGCCCTCTCAACATACACCTTGTCAATATCAATACCATGTCTTCTGAATGTGTTGAGGAATGTTTCCTTGTCATCAAAGTTAGCACGAGCAGTCACAATGATAACTTTTGATCCAGCGCTGACTGCATTCTGTATTATGGCTTTCGCTTTGTTGATCATCGCCCAAATTGGAATAGAGGTGTCATGAAATATCTTTGCATTGCGAAACTCACCATAGTCAAATGACTCACCTGGTCCAAGTTTATATTCGTTATATTCCTGATTGGTCAGTTTTCGGATTGTTTCGTCGTCTTTTTTCACATGAATGAGTGCTTGCGTCTGAAAAAGGGTTTCGTCAATGTCAAATACTGTAAGCCCCTTTCCACGGGTTTGTTCTTCTAGGTATTGCTTGAATGACTTCATGACACCACAAGCACGTTTTTGTTGATGCGGGACTTTCCGACAGCCAAGACGCGAATACCTGGATATATTTTTGATCCCCTTCGAGACGAGTCATTTCGTATCAAGAAATATACTGATTGTTTACCTCGTTCAACTTCCATTACCGTTCTGTAAATTTCTGATACGGTCACCATAATGGTTTCGCCGGATTCGTCAACTTTAAAATCAGCTGATGTGAATGTTTTATATAGAACTGCTCCTTTATTCTGGATTATATCGGACCCAAATACGACATCGGTCGTCTCTTGGGGAGATGCCTTTATAGCTATGTTTGGTATAACCTTTTTTATAGCAGCTCCCTCCAACTTTACTTTTCCAAGACGAACTTGCTCGTCAATAGCGGCCTTCGCTTTTTTTGAGTAGTAGGAATCGGCCGATTCCCACATTTCAGCATTGTCTTTTTTTAGCGATAGAGGAACTTTTTTTTCTTCCATAGTGATAAGGTTGATATCAGACTTTTTTCTTCCTGCAGTATCTCTGCCTACCTCTTCGACTTGTTTTACATTTTCTATTCTAAATGTTTTGCCACCGCCGATGAATTCAATGTGCAGTGGTCCATCGCGAAGTAGATTGTTTAGCTGCATTATGATTGTATCTTCGTTGTCCAAACCAGCAGATCGCTTGCCTTGCTTAGATAATGGGGCAGCGCCTATCGAAAATTTTCCGACAACTACTGCCCCAACCGATGAGCTTCCCTTATTTGGATCGTATTTTGCGCCTATTGAGTAAAATATGTTTTCAATCTGTTTTAGCAAGTCTATTCGGTTTACGCCATCCACCAGAACTTGAAAATTTGTTCTGGACTTGTCTTTGAATTTATCATGTCCGAGAAGTTGTGTTATCTTTTGTTTCAAGTCTTCGCTCTGTAGATTTGAAGTATCTTCAATAAAACGCGCAAAGCTTTTTATAGCCATTTTTTACCCCATACGATGTTTTGCTCCTATTTATGCAAACATGCGTTTTGCAACAAAGTCTGGCGTCCATCCATTGAAACCAGAACCAAGATTTAGCTTCCTGCACAGATCTCTTGCATCTTTTTCGTCAGTCTTTGTAATTTCAATCACATTGTCACTTTCTTTTTCCAGAATGCCGTAAAAGTTGTTGTCAGCCTTGATCACACTGTAGCTCATCATTTTAATCCTTCTGTTGCGAGAGTTTTCTTCTTGGTCGGTTTGTTGAACTTGTTGAAGTCTGGTTTGTCGTCTTTCTTTCTCTCAGACTGTGATTCGTTGTAAACATTGCCCTGAGCATGTTCTTCTACATCATACAGCCTCATCTTCGATCTGTCAATGCCTACTACGAACCTACGATAGTAACTTAGGTCATTCCATCGATTCTTAAGCTGTTTTATCATGAGCTGACCCATACCCTCAAGCTCTTCGGTGGAGATAAGTGCAAACATAGCATCAACTGTTTGTGGCAGACCAATGGATTCGGAAGTGTTGGTCAAATCCATGTCTCCGTTTCCGTACCCTTCGCGGTTGGCCTGGGTAGCAGACACGATAGGAACATTGAATTCCATTGCAAGACCACGGATTTCTTCGGCAATAGATTTCACCAGAACATAAGTGTTAACGGATGCTGCGCCCTTTACACGAGACGATGCACAGATATTTAGGTAGTCGATGAATATGATATCAGGAACAAAGTTTTTCTTCAAGCGAAGTTCATTCAGAAGATGTCTAAAGTGTCCAGCATGAGCAGTTCCGGTTGGGTATTCTTTGATGACCATCCTACCCGGCGTTTTTTCCTTGATCCTATCAACTCGTTTTTGGAACGTGTCTTTCGGTAGAAGGCTAAGCTCGTCAAGTGTTACATTCAGAAGATTTGCGTCAATACGTTCAGCAATGCGTTCCTCTGCCATTTCAGCGGTGATGTATAGCACGTTCTTTCCGTGCATAAACGCCGCTGCTGCCATATGGCACATGACAAGACTTTTGCCGACACCAGTTGAACTCATCAATACCGTCAGCGACTTTTTTGGCAAGCCACCTTTTGTGATCTTGTTGAGCATGTCAATGTCAAAAGGTAGCCGCTCTTCCTTGCGATGGTAGAACTCATAACGGTCTTCGAAATCATCAAGATAGTCATGACCAATATGAGTGTCAAAGCTGATACCAAGAGAATCGGATAGCAGTTTAGGAATAGAACCCTTATCCATCTCCTTGTCTTTGCCATCAATAATCATGATTGCTTTGCGAACGGAGTTTATTAGGTCACGGTCTTGACAAAACTTTTCTGTCTCAGTAACAAGCCACTCTTGATTTGTGTCTTTATCAAGCTTGAGCTCATCAATCGTTTTTATGACTTCTTTGAACGTATCCTCATTCAAGTCTTTGCGATTGTCCAGCATAATTTTTAGAGCCTCTACTGAAGGGGGCTCTTTGTATTGGTCGACATAATCTAAGAATGATGTAAATATTTTCTTAGTTGCCATTTCATCAAAGTAGCTTTCGCGCATATATGGAATGACTTTGCGACAAAATTCTTCATTATGAATTAGGTTCGCAAGTATGGTTTGTTCTAGCATGTTTACCTCAAAAGACTGAATAGAAAGGGGCAGAAATTAATCTGCCCCTGAACCTGTTTCTACTAGTGTAACTCAATCAATCTTCAATGTCAACATCTTCATCAACAAAGTCGGATGGGTTTATCTCGTCAGCAGAGAGCTTATACTTCTTTTCGATAAAATCCTTGAATGCTTTGGTGTGAGTTAGCCTTTCAAAGAATTCGTCATTTCCCTGAACCTCTGCTTCCCGATAGTTCTTTTCGGATACTTCGCCTGTTTCTGGGTCAATGAGCTGATACCAACCAACCTTTGGTTTTATGAGGAACCCCGCTTCGAGAGCCAAATCAAACAGCGCAGACCACCTCTGAATACCACTTCCATATAGAACAGTGAAAGGAAGCTTTGACTTCTCTCTTACATAGCGAGACTTTTCAATGTTGATTGTGAATTTCCATCCAGCAAGAGTGTCGTCTTTTGCCTTCTCTTGTGCTTTTGAAATAATGAACACTTGGTTGGCGGAATACATGATGCCAGTTCCACCAGAAACGATTGCCTTTGGATGTCGTCCCATTTCTTTATAAACGTGGTTGATTGCCACGCAAGGAATGCTTTTTATAGTCAAGTGTGGGGTGATGATACGGAAAAGAGACTTCAAACTCTTCGCGCGGGACATGTCAGCAACAGACTTTTCATTCTGTGCATCTTCGACCTCTTTCTTCGAAGCCAGGTTGCCGATAGAGTCGATCATAATGAAGATTTTTTCCTTGGCTGTAATCTCTTCAAGCTTCTTGGTGAGGTCGAACTTTAGATCTTCAACATTCATAATAGGAATGTGAAGCACTCTATCTGTATCAATGTCGAAGCTCGCGATGTATTCTGGCGTGATGCCGAATTCCGAGTCATACAAAAGCGCGATACCATCTTTGTGCTTTTTGAGGAATGCCTTCATGCAATACAGAGCAGTCATTGTTTTGAAAGTCTTTGATTCCCCGGCCAGAACGGTCAACCCCGGCATAAGGCCGCCGTCAATTGAGCCGCTGAAAGCAATGTTCATGATAGGCAGTTCTGTTTGAAGTGCCTCTTTCGCATTGAAAAAGGCTGACTTGGTGAGCACAGCCGAAGACTTTGACGCGGCTCCACCAGATTTCATCATTTTTTCGAGTAGGGTGCTCATTTCATGTTTCCTTCTGCTATTTGTTTCAGTTTTTTCTTGAATTGCTCTATCTTGTCCACCCTATTTGGCCAATGAATGGTTGACTTTTCTGGATTCTTGCATAGATTATCCAGAAAAGGAAGTATTGAACGATAAAGCAGGTTGACCCGCTCTTGCAGGTCTTCCACTTGTTCTATTGTAGATGTGTATTCGGATTGAAGCTTGTTTGATGCTTCTTTTACCTCTTCATAGTCTTCATCGACAAATGAGAAGCCAAAGTCAAACTCTTCAAATGAGTCTGGTTTTTTGTTCATGGATTTTCCGAGAAAAAAGAGGGGTCTTTCGACCCCTCAATTTCGATTAGCTGTTCGCCAGAGAGCGGAAGAATTCGAGATCGTCATCACCATCTTCGTCGCCTGGAACGGATGCAGCTTCAGCAGCCTTTTGGGCCGGAGCGGACTTTTCTTTGGCGAGTTTACTCATGTCGAGTTCTTCGTCAATCATGTCGTCTGCGGTAGCAGCACCAGCCCGAGAAGTGTTTCCACCTGTGATGCCGAGAATCTTATACAGTCTCGCTTCCAGTTCTTCATAAGCTTCAAAGTTCTTAGGATCAAGAATCGCCTTCAGCGAGTGAAGTTGGTTGTAAATCCCTTCGAGTTTGTCATCATCTCCGCCATAGAGCGCAGATGGCGAATCAAATTCACTTTTGTCATAGTTGGGATAACCATCAACATCACGAATCTTGATACGGAAGTTTGCACCTTCCCAAAGATCGAATGGGTTGACGGGAGTCTCGTCGTCAAACTGTGGGTTCATTAGGTCATTCAGTTTGTCGAAAATTTTCTTACCATAGGCGAACAAGAAAACTTTACCTTCGTTTTCGGGATTAGTCGAATCCTTGATGACAAGGATGTTCGAATGGTATTTTAGACGGCGTTTCTGCTTACGAGCCTGTTCTTTGTCCTTCTCATTGCCTGAATTCCAGAGCTGAGTGTTGAACTTCGAAACGGGATCTTCTTGCTTCAGGGTCGTCAGAGACTTTTTGATGTACCAACCACCTGGGCCCTTGAACGAATGGTCCCAAATTTGAACAAATGGGTCTTCGCCTTCTAGAGCAGGCAGGAAGCGAATAATCGCAGCTCCGTTACCAGCAGCATCGCGGGCCAGATTCCAGTATTTTTCTTTTTCGGGGTCAGAGTAACCTTTAGAGGTCATTTTTTCCAGTTGCTTCGACAGTGTTTCAAGCGACTTGGAACGGTTCTTTTTCAGATCAGCAAAAGACATTTGTATCTCCTTGGTATGGGTTTGTATAGGTTTATATGTTTTGTATAACAGTCTTGCGAGATAGCCACATTTGACATCTCAGGACTATTTATGACGATTTTGATTGGTAGTTTATCAGAAAAAGCGGTCTTTGATGACTTTTTTTACTTTTTCTTTTGAGTAGACAAGGAACGGATGGTACTTGTCTAATCTCATCATTATATCAGGAAACATAACATTGTCAAGCACAGTTTTTGACCAATAGTCTTGACTGTTTGTCATTTTAGCCAGTATGGCAGTTGTTTCCAATGAGATTTCACGTCTAAGGTAGAGGTCTATGAGTAGTGGATATTGTCCCTGCTCGGAGATGAAGTTTTTTTGGAAGTCCTCATTCAATTTTTCGAGATTGTCTTGAACATGCGAAGTGATTGCATCATTGCGCTTCTTCCACGATAAGTAGACACCTGTTGCCCTTTCTTCCATAAGATCACCAATCCATAACTTTTGATTGTCAACAATGTTGGATAGTATCAGGTTTTTGTAGTCTTTCTTCTTCGATAGTTTTTGAAAGCTATACGCGTCTTTGCGAGTGTAAAAAGTATCGGCGGCAACATTTACTCTACCATTATACTTGAAGTAGTCATATGATGACGTGAAGTGTCGCTTGATAGCCATGTATTCTTGGTATGCAACAAGACCTTGCTCATTCAAAAAACTCGACTCTGCTATCATTTGCATTCCTTTTCAACATTCTCTTGCTTTTCGCTTCCGAGCGAATTTTTTCTTTGATGACAGCCGACTTCTTGACGATTTCCGCAACAGTTTCAACCTCAAGGCCTCGCTCATGCGCGTAATCGACAAGTGCATCAATGTAAGATGACCCAAGCGAAAGCTTTCCTTCTATCGCCTTGTGTATCTTTTCCGGCGTTTCCATCTCAACCATTTAAACTTCTCACTTCCGAGAGCCATTGGTTTGCGATGTTTTCTACCATGGCCAAGTCTTTACTGGCGAATAGTTCTTCGTGTTTGTAGACGTTGTTTACATAGTATTTGATTGCCATTCCAGATTCTTTCTCTAGAATGACTGCTTCCAGTAGATTGCCTGCTGCGTTCTCTTTCACAATTTTCTTTATGATGTTCATGCAATCAACTCTCTCTTTCCAGTTGCCCAGTCCATAGCCATTTTCTCTACGATTTCGATTGGTACCATTTCAAACTTTTCCGTGAAGAAACGATATCCGCTCTTGTCCTTATATTGCACCTCATGGTTTTGATCGTCCATAAAGTAGACCGTGGCTACAGCTCCATTAGAATCTTCAATTTGAACGTAAGGTGTGATAGTATCATTCATTCTCATTCTCCTTTATTTTCACCACAAATCCCAAACGAGCTCTATCTAAGAACCCGTCTGCATTATCGTATGAATGTATATAAGTGTATCCCATTTTCTCATACTTGTCAACTAAATACTCTTCCCCGATCCAGATTGGTATTAGAATGTCATAGTCTGGGTCTGGCGAAGTTCTTAAATGCACCTCTATAGGATGCTTACCAATAAACTCTACGTTTATTTTTCCGACTCTAGCAAGGTCATGGAAGATGACGTCGATTTCTGGAAGATAATCACATCTTTCCCACCTATGGAACTTAGTAAGATTTTTGTCGTCTTTGACGCCCATCCATGAGGAAATAGCATTCCACCAATAGTCTTTCCATTCGTATGTGACTGAATACTGATGTCCCTCAAACCATTCGCACCAAAAATAACCTAAAGGAACCTTTGTTGCATCTCCAGCTTCTATCCACGTCTTTTTAGCACCTACCCCCATTCCAGATAGATTCATTATTGGCCTGACTATATACCATGCAGAACGTGTTGGCGATAGACTAGCAGGACCACAGTCATAACCTAGTTGTTCTGATAGCCAAAGTTTGTTGTACCAGTATCTTAAGTGTGGATATGCCTTATAAGCTTGAATATCATTCATTTTATATTTCTTCAAAGAGAACTTTGTTGATGTATGTATCCTTGTCTTTTTCGCTTATTCCCATTGATAGTATAGACCGATGTAAATGGGGGTTCATTTTCTGCTGTTTGCAATAATGATTTTGCTGATTTTCATAGTTGCCAATAGTTTCATATTTTCCCAAGTTATTGGTGTAATATTCGATCAGTTCTAAGCAAGTTGAAGATAGTTGACTTATCTCTTCTTCTGTTTTGATATTACCAACTGCTATCATACTAGATGAAAAAATTGGTTGGGCCCATTCAGGTAGAATTCTTGGCTTATTCCACGATAAATCTTTAACCTTATCGTGGAAATATTTCATGTATTCGTGATTATTATCTGTGGGTGAGTAATCAAAGAAAGAACCAGTTATTTTGTTCTGGCCCGCAACTATATCAAATCCCAAAATTGGTGTATTTAAATTTTGATTTGGAAATACATTAACGTGCATTAACCAAAGTTTTTGTGTGTCACGATTGTCGATAATTTTTAAATGACACTTCCTAATGTGGTCGGAATTCCAATATATATCTGTCCACCCATTGAAGTTTATTTCAATTGGAATTTGTTGACGATTGAAACTGTTGTCAAATATTTTTTCTATCTTTTCTGATAGATCAATCAGGTTGTCCCATATCAAGTGAAGTCTCCAATTCGTTCATGAAACTTTTTACCATGTCAAAGCACTTTCTTGCCTCATCAGCAAGACCGTCATGAAGTTTTTCTCTGATTTTGTCTTTTAGTTCATTGACGTCTCTATCGAACTTATAGTGATGCCCAGATCCAGCTGGTATCAACTTTTTGAGAATTTGTCCACCAGAAAGATCTCCCATATGTCTCACATATACGTGAGCAAGAAGTTTTTCCTTGTCGTTTCCTATCTGGTTCATGTAGTCAATGTAGTCACCAGTTGACTTTAGATGAATAGGAATCTCAAAACCAAATTCCGTCTCCAGTTCTTGCAAATCTTTTGCAATTGCCATAGTTCTTTTGACGTCTTCAATTTCTTCGAATATGCCAACCTTCTCGGCATGGTGTTCCAACATGCTATACATGAGTAGTTGATTGGACAAATAAATGTAATAGTGGTGCGGCGCGAGCTCTTTCTTGAGCATCTTTTTTACGAACAACGACCGCTCCGCATTTCTATGTTGTTCTTGCGTAAGTTCTTTTAGATTGTCCATAGGTGATAGCTCCAGATGTCAGCTATTGAAATGTGTCACCAGTTCTGTTTCTAGGTCGGTGACCCACCCAAGAAGACTTATGCTGCTAGAGCAAAAGCCTCAGGTGCGAAATTTTCATTTGCATTTAGAATTTTCTTCGCGTTAACCCAGCTTAGATCGGGGTAGCTCCATCCTGCCTAGTGCGCCTGTCGATCCTATTTCCGGCCCAGCAAAGATACACTTCCTACATTTCGTAGTAGCGTCTAACTGCCTTTTGACTGTCCATACGGTTAGACTGTTCGTATGCGTCCTCAAAGTGTATCTATGGTGGACCGGTCGGGTACCGCCCCCGAGTCCAGAACGTATTCAGTGAATATCATCACTACAAACTTATTTATGTGAACTTGTCATCCACGGTCGTAACGGCGACGCTTTTCTTCGTAGCTGTTAATCTTTTTTGCGTATTCGTCTGGAACCTTTCCTATACCGACTACGCGGTCCCACTCACGTTGCGTATAACCTTCATTGTCTACGGAATCAGATGCCTTTTTATCAGTCATTGTGTCTCCATAAAGGTAAGGGGCCCATTTACTGAGCCCCCCTATGTTGTGTAACGCGAGTATTTATCTTCTATCAGAAGCGGAGCGCGACTTCCAGATTGAGGTTGGTTTCGTCAGCTCCAGTGTCGAAGGTACGAACCAGACTAGGCGTCAGTGCCAGGTCGTCAGTCAGAGCGTAACGAGCACCAACTTCGACTGCACCACCAGCAGTTGCCCAATCGTTAGAGGCTTCCCAGGTATAGGAGACTTCGCCGAATGCAGACAACTTGTCATTGACGCGATAACCTGCACCAACGGTTGGTGTGACATCCCAATTTCCGTCAGTAGCGCCGGAAGCAACAGTGTATGCAGCCTCCAAGTCAGCATAGGCACTCAGTTGGCCATAATTCTTTGTCAGCCCGTAAGCAGCAGAGAATGTCAGATCTTCCGACTGGATTCCATATTCAAATCCAAGAGTGACATCGGCATCAGCGCTCCCAACAGCATGAGGAAGAACAGCAACCCCAAATGTAAGAGCAGTTGCTTCGCCAGCAACAGTATCTACACCAAACGTCACGTTATCACGTTCTAGCACAAAGTTAACGCCAGTGTTGTCAAAGTCAGCTGCGATAGCAGCAGTCGAAAGCGACATCACAACAGCGGAAGCGATCATTAGAGTTTTCATAGTTTTCTCCTTGGTTATTTCGAGGGTATTTCCTCATTTGTTTAGTATTCATGTATCATACATGAGTTTTTCCACTCTGTCAAGTAAATTGACCTAAGATTGAGGGAATTGGTTGCGAATTTTCTTTTTAGTGAGAAAAGTGTGCGTAGTGGTCACCAGCGAAAGACGCAGCAAAAGCTTGTGGCTTCAGCTTTGCCTCCAGTCCACAGACACCCAACACATAACCAGCTGCCTGCGTTGCAACACAGTTGGAACCGTGCTTTGGGTCGATGTTGACGTCACAATGGATTTCGACATCGAACTCGTCAATGAATGGAGCGAGTTGATTGTAGAGTTCGCATGACTTCATGACCTCATTCATCAGCCGCATTGATGGTCTGCTCTTCTTGAGATCATAATCCGGTTCAATTGACCGATGCTTAAATACGCGACAACCATTCTTGCCATTCATGTGAACAACGCAAACGGTCGCATACTTTGCAAACCACCTACCGTGTTCTCTAAAGCGCACCGAATCTGTTCCGATGTAAATCTTTGTGTTTTTGTCAAGACCATATAGTAAGTCTACTAAGTCCGTTATCTGGTTTTCTGTGAACATTACATCACCTCATTATCTCCTTTCAGTTTTAGCTGGTGATTGATTTGTTACACTGGTTCAATCACCAAAACCTCGATTGAGTATCCACCGATGGGTGGACGCTTCTTTTCCACCACTATCTACATTGTCCTGAACCCAATTCAGGACAGCTCCTAAAGCAGTAGTCGGGCGCCTCTCGGCTGTGGCTTATCCCGATACAAGTTTATTTATTACCAAATTCATGAAACTTCACTGGACCTTGGACTCCCTTATGGTATTCTGCAATAACCAAGCGTCCATAGAACACAGCACCAGCATCAAGATTGGTTCTGTTTGGCGATTGAACTGGACCGTGCTTACGCGGCGTATGACCGTGTGTCAGATACAGACCTTGTTTATCATTCGGGAACGTCATCCAATCATCCATACGAGTCCACACGCTATTGTATGCGCGCTGTTCCTCAGGCGGAAGGGTGTCGTCATAGAATGCATGAGCAAACACGTTTTTGTCTTCGATGTGACATACTTTCAGATTGTACATCCATTCGATGACCGATTTGTCAATGCCTTGGCGAATGTGATCATACATGACGAATTCGTCTTGATCGAAACCAGCAATGTCTTGAGCAGCTTTCGTATCATAGAATTGTGTTCCATGCATGTAAGCATCAACAAACATGTGCTCATGATTTCCAAGCAGTGTAACGAATTCCCAGCCCTCTGGTGGATTCATGACAATCTGAATGACACCCCGATTATCTGGTCCTCGGTCAATGTAGTCACCTATAAAGATGATCTTGCCGCCGTTTGGATTTTGACTGTAGACAAACGAAAGCGCGTCTCTCAGTATTCCGCTGCAACCGTGGATGTCTGGAAAACAGTAGTATCTTTCTTCATTCATAATCTATTCCTTGTTCGTAAAATGAGTGACCTAACAGCCGATCCAAATGGGTATTGGCCTTCGCCGCAGGGTTTCTGGTTTGTCACTCTCTACTATAAACCCTTTTTCGATTAGATGGCTATTACTTCTAGTGGCGGGTAAGCCGTTGAAAGCAACAGTGCTGTATGTAGTTGTGTATGCGCCAACATTATCAATGATGATCTTATCGCCACATGCGTATGTTCTTTGACTAGAACGCTACCTTATGTGTCTCGTATAGAACATCCGCACTATCACAAGTCGGCCCAGCAACAATGTATTCCGATTTCTCGTCATCATCCTTGCCGGGTATAAAGAACCTATACTTGATTGCCTCTTGTTCTGTCTCAGCAAGACCAGAGAAGCGGCCAATGTTCAAGTATAGCCATCTTACAGGATCGCCTGGCGTCTTTGTGGAGACAAGCAAGACTTCTGCTGCGATGGAACCGAGATTTGCGACCATTCCTCTACCTGGCTCAATCATGAGATAAGTCAATCCAACGAATCTGTCTCGGATTTCTTTGTCTAACACAGCACAATACGTCACAGAATCGGTAATGTCAACCCCATAATAGCTTGGAAACCCGCCGCCAGCATTTAGAAGCCAAAGATCGAATCCTTCTTCTCTGCAATACGTCCAAATGCTTTCAACAAAGTCCAGAGTGTCGAACCACATGTGGGGATGGCGAGTCTGACTTCCAACATGAAAGCTCAACCCGACAGGAATCAATCCCAAGTCTCTTGCTGCTTCCATAACAGGAAGAACCATCGAAGAACTACATCCAAACTTGCGACTCAATGGCCATTCTGCTTCTGTGCTTTGCACGAGAACGCGAACAAACACATTCGAGCCAGGAGCATCCTTTGCGACCTTCTCAACCTCTTCTATAGAGTCCACAGCGAACAAGCGAACGCCCTTGGAGTAGGCATAACGAATGTCTTGTGGTCTCTTGACGGTGTTTCCAAAGCTAATGTCAGACGGAGCTGCTCCAGCTGCGAGACACATGTCAATTTCACCAGCAGACGCCGCGTCAAATTTAGAACCAAGAGAATGGAGTTTGGAAAGAATGGCTGGATGGGGATTTGCTTTCACAGCATAGTGAACATGACAATCCGGCATTCCAGTCTTGAAGCCATTGTAGTTGCTTTCCAAGTTTTCAAGTGACATAACTAAAGTAGGGCGTTCAAACGTGTTGTTTTTGATGTAGTTATGTACCGAGTTTTCCATTCAGTCGTGTGTTCCTTTCTTGGTTGCGTTATTAGTGGTGCTCTTGGAAGGAGTCGAACCTTCTGCTCTCACCTTAGGAGGGTGTGGCTTGCCGCATACAAGAGCAATGGCGGAGAAGGGGGAGTACGATTCCCATGCCTTGCGGCACAATCCGTTTTCGAGACGGTTCTAGAAGCCCCTCTAGTTCTCTTCTCCAAAGAGTTTGTCTGCAATTTCTGCTGGTCCATAGAAAGACCAATTATTACAATTTACTGGATTGCCGTAATATTTGTAACACCAAATACCACATCGGACACCATCGACATTAAATCCCCATGAAGCTTTCACTTTATCAGAATCGTCAAGGTGAGTTACGTTCGGTTCAAAACCAAGAACTTTAACGATACGATCATAAGATACGCTGAGAGCGCGGTCGTAACAAACACCAACTTCCAAAACGGGTTCAATTTTCATATTAACCTGCCACAATTACAATAGGTTGACCTACTTCAAGATCAGTATCTTCAGCCTGATCTTCATCTACTTGTTCTGCCCAAGCGCCAGAAAGTGGATAAAGTGTCCAATCATCTTTGTAATAGACTGGAAGATCACCCTTTTCGCTTTTCATCTTTTCGAGTTTCTGGATAAGTTGTGAAATTAGCATTACAAATCCTTAGCAGAGAGTTGACAGATTGAACAGGCCCTTGATGTATTTTCCCGTCGCCTTTGCCTCTTTGTAGAGAGCAGCTTTCACGCCACCCTTGCCATACTTAGGCAGTTGCGAGAACGGCAGTCGAACATTGACGTGACGACCGTTCAGGGCACCGTGGCAATAACTCACGTCCCAAGCAGGAAAGCCTGGGTCAGACAACAAACGAAGACGCGTGATTTCAAGACCCGGTTCGGTCCAATCAACAGTATCGACTCCACCCTCTTGCTCATGGCGAGAGTCGTGATAGGCAATACCGTTGACAAGACCATTTACTTCACCGACAGACGGACGATTCATCGTAGCAATCATGTTGTATCTCCTTGATTACAGGCACACAATAGACTGATTCGATCTTTTTGTCAAGCGGCAAGAAGCGCAGTGAGGAACCATGCAAGTTTTTCGTGATACTGTAGACGTTCTTCCACGAAAGAAGTCAGTGCAAAGTTTTTAGCTTCTGTCGCAGAACCGTGAAGTGCTTTAAGCAACATGAGCATTGTGTTGTTGTCCGCTGCGATACGGCCGAACATCACGTTAGAAGCGGGAATTGTTTGCTCATCTTTGATTCGGTTCAGTTCTGAGAAACGAGAAAGTGAACCTGGAGCAAACATGCCGAGTTGACGGATAAATTCCGCATAGGCATCCGTGTCTTCGCTCACCTGCTTATAAATTTCCCCAAAAAACTCATGGTATTCAAGGAAGTGTGGTCCGGTTACATTCCAGTGATAGTTTTGTGCTTTGAGCGCAAAAGCATGAGCAGTCGCAAGAATGACTTTCAGCTTTTCTACTAGTATTTCGTCTTCCATTTAGTTACATCTCCATTGGCGGTCTACGTATGCTACTTGCTTTAGTCTGACGTGGGTTTGACCATCTCTATATACGTCAGCGTATCCATACACGGGAGTTTCATCCCAATAGCAGTATTGCGTTGTAGTGTATGTCACAACTGGAGCATGATAGACTTCCGTGACTGAAACTGGTCTGGTGTTGTGATAGATTTCCGCCATCACTGGAGCTCTTGTTTCATAGTTGTCAGTCATGACAACGGCGGTGCACCCAGAAAGAACAGTAGCACCAAAAAGTGCAGAAGCGATCAACAGTCTCATTTTATGATTCCCATAAAGATTTCACACGTCATGTATGTAATCTATTTATTATTGTCCACGTTGTCAAGCGAAAACTTTATTTTCTGGAACTCTTTTGGCTTTCTTCGAATGAAAGCAGCAACTTCCATAGACGCGAATGTCTTTTTGACTTCGCCATTTCGTGCAAACATGATTGCTTGCTTGTCAAGATGTTTTGCGAGTTGTCGTAGGTTCATGATCATCCTATAGTTTTCAAATACCCTTGGTAAGCTCCACTCGGAACAGTCCAGCAGGGTGTTTCATTGCTTCTTGAAGTTCAAAGAACATCTTTGGGTTCATGCATATGATTTCGTATTTTTCTCTGTCGTCATCCCACTGTCGGATAAAGACCTGGTCATCTGTCATGATTACATGAACGTCTTCAACCTCGTCGGTTTCGTCCATGATAGTAATCGTAATTTCGTCAAAGTCGAATTCGTTAGAAAAAATGGCCGTATCCTCCAAAGTTTGGCGGGGGCGGGGGAACACGATTCCCATGGTATCACTACCACAATCTGTTTAGCAAACAGTTCCGACAACCTTGACGGCTCTCACCCCCATTGGTGAACTTTTGCTTATTTATTCATAAGTGCATTGTCGATTGCAGCAGAGTCAAAAACAGGATTGTTTGCAACCATATACCAATCTGGTACGACAAGTTCTGTGTTGTCTTTGTTGAATTCAAGTTGGAAGAGTTTTGCCTCTTCATAGGATTTGAACTCTCGAACCTCGTCTACACGTTGGCCCCAACCTCGTTCCGATTCAATGATGGTTACTTTCCACATGGCTTCCTCTTTTTGTCTATGCTTTTAGTATAAACGCAGACTTCAAAATTGTCAAGCTCTATCATGCGCGAATACTTGCGCATTCTGATTTTTTTTGGTTTGTGTTGTTTTTTCGGGAATGTGCAGGCAGCACAATGATAAATAGCTGCGTGGTTCGCGATACGCCAATATCCAACCACTCTACGTCGATCTAGGGAAACGCAGCAGACCAATGGGTCCTGCCGCTTATTTATAATAGTTTTATAAATTATTGCCAATTGTTTGGAATAATTTGTAGGCCCCATGCTTTCCTAGTTTTTGTTATGCGATTATAACGATCTAGGAGTATTGGGTGTGCCACTTAACAAATCATCTGAATTAAGAAGACGTTTATCTCGTGCTAATCACACAATTAGTGATTCTAGCAACGAAGAATTAAGCGCAAATACTGATTCTTTTCACGAAGCCGATATGGCTGATGAATGTGATTCAGTTTTTCAATCAGGTGACCTCGTGGTTGAAATTGAAAATCAATTACCAAATAACGAAATAGTAAAGTCACCGCAGGAATTACCTGCGGATGATTTGCTATGTGTCACATCCAACACAGTAGTCAACCGTGTCTCTGTTAGCAACAAACAATCCAGAGACACAATCAAACAAGGAGAAGAAGAAATGGCAGAAGTAGATACAAACATGTTGTCAACTCAACACGGAGATATTCGTCGTGAAGCGGCAGCATACGCAGCCGACATCCGTTACGGTCAAGCTGGCAACACAGCAGATATTCGTCGTGAAATAGCGACCTCAGCGGATCAAGTTGCAGACATAACACTAGAGCAAGCAGGCAATGTTCGCCGTGAAGCACAGGCTGGTTTTGGTCAAACACGTTTTGACACAGCAACCGGTTTTGGCGACTCTAGATATAATACTGCGGTTGGTTTTAACGAATCAATCAAAGAAAGCATCAAGGGTGATTGGCACGTAACTGATACTATCAAGGACACCCGTTACGATCTAGCATCAAGAGTAGAGAATAGTGCAGACCGTGTTACTGGTCAAGCTAGTGACTACTTCATTGCAGCAATGCAAGCTGACCGTGATGCAGCTCGTGAACTTGCAGCATTGAGAACAATCCAAGAAACTGGTATTGCATCAATCAGAGCAGAGTCTGCGCTGAATGCTGAACGTCTAGCCACAGCAGCAGCACTTGAAGCAGCTAAGAACCAAGCCGCTAACGCACTTGGCCAGGCTCAAGTCTCACGTGACATATTCATGGATGGCGATAGAACTCGTGCTCTTATCAACGATCTCAAATACCACGATCTTAACCGTTCACTTATTGAACGCAACAACGAACTTGTTGAAGAACGCAACTGGGGTAAACATTGGTACCACGGTGCTAACCAGGCTCAGTTTGGTCAGCAATTTGCTCAACTACAGAGCCAGATGCAGAACTTCAACAGTCAGTTGAGCGAAACCCGTCAAGGCATGGTTAACTTCGGTACCATGGCTGGTGTAGGTCAAACTTCATCTGCAAATAACGTAAGATAATAACGGGGGAGAGCGCAGCTATAGCTGCGCTCTCCCTAACCAAAGGAGATGCCAAATGTTCTACAATCCACATTTTGGTTATGATGATTATTACGGGCGGGGGTATCCATATCATCGTAGACGCCACCGTTACAACTATCATAGACCCGGTCGCAACTATTATGACTCCTATGACTGTTATGATTATCCCTATTGGAACTACCCATGTAATAACTACTACTATCGTTAAAATTTTGGAAGCGAGCAATGCTCGCTTCCTCAAACTAAGGAAATTTCTACTATGGACGGTTTAGAAGTAAGACTCATAGAATTGCAGAAAGCATTATTGAAACTTTCGTCTGGAGAAAAACCATCAGATGAATTGATGATGCAAGCTCAGAATGTACTAGCTGGTTATAGAATAGATACCGGTCCGGGCAATGATACTGTCATAATCAATAATCCCTCAAAGGACTGTGAAGAATGTCCACCTGGTCCACCTGGTCCACCTGGTCCACCTGGTCCACCTGGTCCACCTGGTCCACCTGGTCCACCTGGTCCACCTGGTCCAC